ATCATGCCGTTAGCTGCTTCATTTTTAGCACAAAGTGTTAGCTCTGTTACAACTTGACGTGTTGTGTTGTCGCCAGTTTTCGCTAGTGCAACATTCTTTGTTCCACGTAGTGTAGCAACTTCCCACATATTGTCTTGCATGATGAAAACATCGCGTGATCTGTTTTCTCTTGATGGTGCAAACTCAATTGAACCCCAAGGTGTAACATATACAGCAAGCGACTTGATAACTTTTTCATCGCCAGCTTGTACTGCTGAACGCTGGTTGTTGTTACCAGTGAAGCCTAAAGCTACATTCATTTGGAATGCAGATAAGTACACTGTGTCTGGTTTACCACCAGCTACCCAGATTGACTGCATTACAGTGTCAAAGTTAGCTTGTGAGAAAGCAGCTTGTGTACCATCAGTACGTGCGTCTGACCCGTCACCAGTTGCATCAGCACCGCCAGAACCAGCAACAGTGTTTGTTGTTAGCCATACTGGTGCGCCAGCAAGTTCGCGTGCTGTTGAAGCGTTACCCGCTACTCTTGCATTGTTGTCGAATAGAGCTTTTTCTATATCTAATTTTTGCTCTTTTGCGATTTTCAATGTTTGATAAGCGATTTCCTTTGCGCGGCCTGCTTTGTTTAGACCTTCATCAGTGTCAGGAACTACAACTGCGTTTTTGAAAATCTGTGTATAGTTTCCTAAACGTGTTGTTGCTGTACGTGCTTCAGCAGTAGTTGCATCGCCTTCAATATGAGCGTTAGCAGCAGATGCACGCAATGAATCAGTTTGCCACTCAGTTAAAGTGTTGCGCGCTGTTGTTTTACCACACTTTGAAAGAAATATAGTTTCTTCAGGTGAGATGTTATAGATAATATCCGATAAATCTTCACGGATACCGACAGCATCATAGCTGTCAAATGTGTTGGATGGTTGTGCCATGTTTTTTCCCTTTCAAGGATTAAGAAGCTATTTCTAGCTATCACCAATTATCAAGTTCAATGCATCATCAATTGAACCTGTCTTCTGCAAGCGCTGTTGCGCTTTTTTACGAGTTGCAGCATTCCCATCTTGTCTTTTCTTTGCACCAGCTTTCACTACAGGGCGAGCTTTATTGCTCTTAGTCTGCACTGATTTCTTTTTAGCCACCAACTCACGATATTTGCGGGCATCATTTAATGCTCGTACATATCTAGCATCTGTCACACCCTGCATTTCTTCTGCGGAAAACCCGTAAGAAACGCCAGTTTCGACAAGTGCATCTTTAATTCCTTGACCCTTTTTAGGATCAACTATTTCAGGTATGTACTCTTGCAGAACTTGTGCTTGCTCTTGAAGGTAGGCTTGGTGAGCCTCTTGTTGAGCTTGCATACGTTGCCTTTGTACGCCCTGGAGTTGGAACACATTTTGGTCATACTGTGTCTTTGCCTCATCGTATTTGAGCTTTTCTTCCATGTATCCTATTGGATCACTTTCAAATAACTCTCTTGATGGTGGGGTAGGAGCTTGTAAACCACCTTGTGTAGCTTGCTGATGCAACTGGACAACTTGTGCCTGCTGCTGTTGCAATACGGCTCGATCCTGTTCGAGATTTTTTCGTATCTCGGCAGCCTCTTGAAACCGCTTATTAATTGCCGCTTGTCCCGCAGCAGATTGCTTGAGCTGATCCAGTGTCCAATGCTCTTCTTTTCCATCAACTTTGATGGGGATAAGCTTGGTGTCTTCAGTAGCCTCTACAGGGTCTTCGTCGTCAACTTCCACATCTTCAAGATCATATTCTTCATCATCTTGTTCGCTGGATGCTTCTTCTTCAGCGTCATCGTCGCTTTCGGCTACAGCCTCAATCTCCTCACCCTGATCGTCATCTTCAGGTTCAGTGATCTCATCTACAGCTTCGCTAAGATTATCGCCAGCAGTATCTTCTGTGGCGGGTGATAATAAGCTTTCTACAGCTTGGTCTAGGGTAGTCGAATCCATCGGTGCTACTTCCTTTGTTTGCGATCTAAAATTATCTCTGCTTGTATTGAAGCGTCGAGTTTAATTTCGATCTGGTTCACTGCACGCAGTATTGCGTGAGCATCTTCACGTACATCAACGTCTGATGCACTACTGTCAGCGAATAACCGCATTTGGTCATCGCGTACCTGTTGCATAAAATTTATGAATGCTGTGTCGTTTTTCAGACGTTTAGCTTCATCTGCGTTTATGCGTATTTCTGTTGTCATTGCTGTGGAGTACCTTGTGCCATCTCACCAATCATTCTTACTTTATCTTGCTCCGCTTGTATGCGGGCAACATCAACTGATGTACCATATTCACCATACACTTTAGCTGCATCAACTAGCAGGTCTTGCGCCATCTGATCTCGTTTTAGATCATTGTCTGCGGCGGCTTTCTGCGCGTCTAATTGCATCTTGGCGGCGTCTGATTGCATCTTAACTTGTGCTTTCATTTGTTCTGCCTGCAAGAATGCAGCATTCGGGTCTTGTCCTTGGCCTTGCGCTGCTTGTGCTGCTTGTTGTTGCTGTAGCATTTGAGCTTCAATTTCTTCAGTAATTGGAGCGAAATACCTGTCAGCGTTTCGTATGCCAGATACAGCCAATTGATCCGCCAAAGTATTACGGATATTTGTCATACTTACCAAGCCATTCATTGGGCCGTATGTTTGGTAAACCATAGTCTGCATTTGTAATGCCTGGCTAAGTGCCATAGATTTTTCTTCCTCACGCCCAGTTCCCAATCCAACATTAATATTAACGTCCATTGAGCTGTCCCATACTCTAGGGTCAACTGGTACAAATGTGCCGTTCATACGCATCATTTGCTCTTCATCTACATTCTTGTTTGATAAGCGTAACATTATGCCAAACAAGTCTCTCATGCCATCTGCCAGGTTACGCACCATAACTTCAACTTGCCCAGCCGCAGCTTGCACAGTAGCTTGCACAGCCGCTTTAGTTGTAGATTGCATTGCATCTGGGTCTAATCCCATAGAAGCCCGTGAGACACCTGTTTTAGTCTCTACAAGGCCATCTAAGTAAGTTAATGCACTTAACGTCTGCCCAGCAGTAAATGGCACTGACAAGTCTTGTACCGCACCAGCTTGGCGCATTCTTACGATTGCACCAATCTCGTTGTTTAACACGTCATCAATGTTAGCTGCGCCTTCTATGACCGCCAAACGTGGATTGTTTGTCATTGCCACGTTATCTAAGATTGAGCGCAGTATTGCTGTGGCTGCATCTTGGTCATCCATAACTATTTCAGCTAGTGAGCGTCCATAGAATGTATGTGGTTCTGGGTCTATTTCAAACTTAGCAAAAGGTAACTCATCGCATGGCTCAAAGTCTAGCATCTCATATGATGTACCACCGCAAGTAATCTTATGTAATACGGGTATGCCAGTGCCATCAGCATCTATTCGCATATATGCTTCTGTCACAGTTACATTCTTCATTGACGGGTCTTGCTCATCTTCATCAGATGTATCTAAGTTATAGCCACGTCTTTCATGCACTTCAGCTTCAGTCATCTCTGACCCATTATCAAAGCTATCTAAGTCTAAGACAACTTCAGGGTCATACCCCATTGCTATTAAATCACCTGCGCGCATTTCAGTTCTATGAGCCACCAAATAAGCATCTTTGAGGTTACGTGCATCTCGGTTAATGAAGAACTCTTCAGGTGGTACGCTTTCTATGCATAGTTCGCCTTTTTCTTGCTGGCGGCTAATCTTTATGCTGTGTAATGGTGTTTCTACTTCCATACCCATCTCATCCATTGAGATGCTCATTTCTGTAGTTTGCTCTATTACGCTTACTTCATCATCATCTGTAAGGTATGCAAGCTCATCATCATTAAGGTCTGTAAACGTGTATATCTCTGCTTCTGGATATGTCATCCAGTATGCTTTTACGATACCTTGCTTTTTAACAAGTGCATCTTGGAATGCATCGTTAATTACGCGGTATCCGTTTAAACGTGTAAACTCATGGTGCATAAATTCAGTGGCTTGTTCTGCCATTGCTACATCTTCTGGGCCATGTGGAACAAACTCCACTGGCTTTGCCGTACTTAGGAATATACGCATTAAACTTGGTTTTACAGCACGTACGGTATCACGTACTTTTGT